ATCTACTGGTATAAATGAACAGTTATATCCTGCAACATTTTCTCTTTCTAGTGCGGGTCCTGCAGTCATAACAGAACGCATTGATGGCATAACGTTACGGTTAAATACAGCATCACGCAATTCTGCAACAAGCTTTGCATCTGGCTTATAGTTGTTATTTTTTTCAAGATGCTCAACCATAAAGTTAAAGTAGCGGTCTACAGTTTCACCCCATGTTTCACGACGATTTTCATCTTCAAGCCATCTCGCATATCGAGATAAAGCAATAAAGTTTTCATATGGGTTTTCAATTGAATTAGACATTTCTTCTCCTAGTTTTTTGATTGAGGTTTAAGTGTACCACATTGACATTTTGAAAATCAAAATTTAAAGATTTTTATATATTTCTTTTAATCTTTGAACAACTGGTTTTGTAACTTCAAGCCAATCGTACTCTTGATGTATTTCAAAAGCTTTTCTAAACGTTTCTTTTGCAACATTTTCATAATTATTTACACAGTTAATCATATTTGTTTTTAAACTTTCTTTATTTGGTTCATACATAAATCCAGGATGTATATCTTGCCAAGGATTTGTAGAAAGATTTGTTTCAATTACAAAAGGAACATATTTTTTATAATCTGCCCAATCAACTGTGCTTATTACTGGCATTCCAGTTGCTAAAGCTTCTAAAGGTTGAAAACCAAAACCCTCTCCCCAGCTAGGGTAAACAAAAACATCCGACAAAGAATATAAATCAATCATTTGTTGATCAGTAAAAAAAACATCTATACAAACAATGTTGTCATACAAAGCTGACGGTGAAGACCAATACCCCCATTTATCTTTAACTTTAACATTATTCATTCTAGAAGCTTTCATTATCAATCTATATTTAGGATCATTACCAAACAATTCTATAAATGCTTCAGTTAGCATCTGTGCATCTTTTCTGGCAAAAGGCTCACCTATATGTAAAAATGTAAATGGATCATGAGCAGATTTTCTTTTTTTGGGAATAAATCTTTCATCAATGCCATGTTTATAATAAAAAACAGGTTTATCTGGAAAATGATGTTTAAAAATATTTGCTACCCATGGAGATGTGCCCCAAATTTCATCTGCTTCTTCAAAATTTTTAATTTGATCTTTTGTTAAACCAGTTGATTCCCAAGCAGAGTAAGCAATCTTGTAAGCATTTTTATTTTTAAATTTATGGCTCCATGGATCTGCCCATGAAATTTCAATATCTGGATTATCAATTTCAAAACCACAATTTACACCAAGTTTATTAAAAGATTTATATATCATTTGAGCTGCTTGACCATATCCAGCATTTTTAGACATATATCGCATTGCGTCACCAGTAAAGGAAATTTTCACGCTTAATTAGGCTCCAAACTTGTTTTTCTAATTGTATCATGATACGATTGTGTTTACTACTCTTTCCTCAAGGAGGTTCAAAATGAACAATGAGAACAAAACAAGGATAAGAACAACGTGGACAATGGTGTGTGTGATGATTCTCACATTATTTTTTGGAGTAAATTCCGAAGCCCACGCTTTAACAGCAAAAACTATCGTGTATAATAAAAATATATTATATATTAATAAATATATTAATTTAGTTAATATTAAAAATATTATTAATATAGATATATTAAATAATAATAAAAGAAATGCAAGCAATACAGTTTATTTTATTAATGATCTGTCCACTGGCAAAACTTTTGAAATGCCCGCTTATAGCAAAATGCTAAAATTAAATCAAAGAGTAGATCCAAGGGTAATAATATCAAGACTTTCCAATGCAATTCTTTCTCAAGAGACTGGGGGAGTTGGTGCATATTATAGAAAGTCTTATTCCAGCAGTGCATGTGGAGCTTTCCAATACATGTCTACATCATGGAATAACTTTATGGGATACAAAAATGCTTGTGATGCACCAGAATGGGTACAGGATGAACGTATGATTGGCGAACTAAAATCGTCTTATGCGCTGTACCATGACTGGAGAAAAGCTGTAGCAGCACATTTGTGCCCATCAAGAGCAGGCAATATGGCAACCTGGTTCAAGCCAGTTTCAGGGAATCCTACTGTCTACCAATATGTCACATCTGTATTTCAGAAGGCAAACATAGCATACTGATGAAAATTCAAGTATTCTCTCAGTATTACAACTTAGCGCAGGCGGGCAGGGTAAAACCTCTCGCCTGTCCTAATCATAAATCAGATTACACATTTAGCGATGTTATATATTGGCTTGTGCACAAAAGTGTAGAAGACGATATCGTGCTATACTGTACAGCATGTGGGTACGAGCAAATTGCAGGACTACAGCTATATGAAAATATTTTAAAGGAGATCAGAAATGCCTAGTGTTGGCGATTATTTTGTAGTAAGAACAAATGGCTGGGCAGGCTGGCTAATAAGATTTGGTACTGGTTCAAAGTGGAACCATGCTGGAATCTATATCGGCGATGGCAAAATTGTAGAAGCAAGACCAGTAGGGGTCACTATAAGTGATTTTTCAAAATATGACGGGATGCCGATACTCTGGAATACTAAAGTTGATAATGTTTTGCCTGAAGTTGGACAACATATTGCAAATAGGTCAAAACAGTTTGTTGGAGATAAATATGGGTTTTGGTCAATTGTAAACATTGCCCTTAAAATTCTATTTCTTGGCTGGTTTCCAAATATGCGACGTGCTGAAAACGAAAATAGCGTAATTTGCTCTCAACTTGTAGCTTGGGCATACTCAGTAGGTGGAATTAAAGTTTCAAATAAACAACATGCTCTTGTTACACCCAAAATTCTTGCAAATCGCTTGACGGAAAAGTGAGTCGGAAGTAGGAAATGGACCTTTTGCCTATTGTAAACAATCGCTCATGTGGCGAATGTACAAAATGCTGTGAAGGTCATCTTAGGGGCGACATCAATCTGTCGGATGGTCGTAAATCCTGGATTGGTCAAGAAAAAGACGGCACTTTGCACCCATGTGGGTTCTTAAATCAAGGCGTTGGATGTGGGGCTTATGAAAATAGGCCTACAATCCCCTGCAAGGTCTTTAAATGCGACTGGCTAACCAATTCCGATATGCCAGAGTCGTTCAAGCCTAGCAACTCTGGAGCTATTTTCTCCACTCGCACTGTAAAAGGTCAAACATATACAAAAATTATTGAGGCGGGACGAAAGTTAGACTCAGAAGTTTTGTCTTGGGCGATAGAATACTACCTTGCAAGAGGTGAAAACTTCTCTTGGCGTGTTTTAGACAACATTTTTTGGCTTGGAGATGAAGAATTTAACAAGATGATGAATGAAGACTATCCATTATTGTCAGAAACAAATGCAAATGGCGAAAATAATCACTGAACGAGCGTACATTGAGCCGTTCGGGGAGGATGAACAGGAAAATTTTGCCATTTTGCTTCATATTAAGCAGGGAAATGATCATCATTACGCTGGAAAGGTCGAATTAGACCGTAATATTCCATGGATTTATTTCGAAAATACGCCTGATGGCCATTTAGAGATCAATAATTCGGCGGGTATGGAGAATAATAAATGGGATCACATAACATATTACATATTGGATAATAAAGATGAATAGTTTTGCCTCAATGTGGTATGGATCACATTTAAATAATCTAGAAAAACTTACCATTAAGTCTTATTTGGCTAACGGATATGATTTTACCCTTTATGCTTACGATAAAAGCCTAGAAGTGCCATCTGGAGCGATATTAAGAGATGCCAGAGAGATAATGCCAGAAGATATGATATACGGCGAGAAAGGATATTGGCAACCATTTTCGGATATGTTCCGATATAAGATGCTAATGGATACAGATCATATATGGGTAGATATGGATGCTATATGTCTAAGAGATGATTGGAACTTTGGTGATTATATCCTAGGATTAGAAGAAGATCATGAGTATATATCCAAAGTAAACAATGCTGTTTTAAAACTCCCGCCCAATAGTGAAGCTTTAAAATACATGTATGAGTATTGCTTAAATGTAGACAAATCTGCAATTAATTGGAATCCTTCATATCCTGGACCACCTATTGAATTAGGTCCTATATTGCTAGAGCAAGCAGTTGAAAAATTTAATTTGAAAAAGTATGTTCAGTCAGAGAAAACTTTTTACCCTATAAATTGGCAATATGCGCATATGCATTTTCATCCCGACCCTAAAGTAGCAGAAAAAATAAAAATCATATCAAAAGATAGTTATACTGCTCACATCACTTCTTCTGTAGCATCTACTAGAGTTAATAAAAATTTTTTTCCAAAAGATAGCTATATCGGATATCTTGCTAAAAAATATGGAATGGAGGTATAAACATATGAGTGAATTAAAAGAACCTAATGTAGATCTAAATGAAAACATAAGAGATTTATTAGGAGCTATATTTATCCAAGAACAGCGTAATTATGATATGCTCATGATTATTGCTGATAAGTTAGGTGCAGATGCCAATAAATTATTAAAGATGCATGAACTTGGAGAAGTTCTAGCTCCCGCCCCATCTTTTAAATTTGAAGATGAAGCAAATCCTGATAAAGATCTAATTCACGACTTTGAATAAATAATGATATAATTATATTATCATGAGCCCAAGATACAATAGACGCAATATGCAATCTCCTTACTTTGAGAAAAAACCATATGGTCATGATAATCCAGGTGCAAAAGGTGCTGAATGGGAAGCTGCTATTGAAGCTTTTTTCTCCCGCCTAATTTCTAAAGTTAAATTCTGGTCTAAATAAACCATTTAAATGATCCATAATTTTAGTTATGGATCATTCTATTTTCTCAGGAATTTCTCAGTTTTAAATTTGATCAAAATGTTAATGTATATTTTTGATGTATGATACATTTTTCTGGCACAAAAAGCAAAAAATAATAGTCCGCCCGAAATGTCCAATTTGTACACATAAATGACCAGTCACACTTAAAAATATTTTTTAATTTGTCCTATTTTGTCCGTTTTGCGACTTGATTTTTCCAAAATAGTATGCTAGTATTCTACTATAAGAGTTAATAAAGGTTATTAACACTAAAAAGAAAGTGAGTCTAACTAATGACTACATATAATGAATACTATAATGAAATCCGTACCGATATTGCTAAAGAGTTTGGCTTAGAGTTTGGTGGATTCGCTCCATCTCCCCGCCCTGCTTTATCAGTAAATCAGGCTCTATATCTTAACGCTAAGTATCAGAGCGACCCTCTTGCTCTTGAGCCTAACCAAAAGGCGGTTGAAATCGCCCGCCGTTATGGTAGCCTAGTCAAGATGTGGCGTAACTCACAGACACGCTAACGGCGTGTCGTGTTGATTTTGTCAGTGCTATCTGATAGACTACCGTCATAACAATTAAATAAAGATAAATCCCGTGAGCCCTACACAGTAGGCAAATAATCGGGCAAGGAAAAGAACTACTAAAGAAAGGTGACAAAATGTCATACTCATTTGATAACACTAACACAGATCGTTGGTCTGAATTGGCTGATGGATATCAATCAATGCTTGATGAATTAAATAATGAAGAATTAGAATCAGTATTTGTACCAGTTGATTCGTTTGATGAATTGGAGATTTTATAAATGATTATCCTAACCTATATTGTAAGAGGGCTAATGCTACTTGCACTCCCGCCCCTATGTATGCTAATGTATGCTATTGTAAAAGACGTAAAGACTTGGGGGCAAAATGAAAACTAAGATAATCGTATTAGGTATAGCGTTAGCACTTATGCCAAATATGGCACAGGCTAAATCTAATAGTCATAAGTGGCATTACACTATGACCTACCACCGCCCGACCCACGTTCGGTGTCCATATGCTGGGTGTCGCTCAGACCTTCAACCCTAACAAATGTCAGTGGTCTATGGTAGACTACTACTAACAACAACAAGAAAAGGATAAAAAATAATGACAACAGAAAATCGTACATATCAGGTAGGCGATCTTTTTACTACACAACGTAGCAAGGTAACAGGCACGATCAAGGAGATCGTAAATGTTAAGCCTAATCAGTCTCGTGTTAAGTTGTCAGTAGACGGCAAGGATCGCTGGACTACTGTAACAATCAAGTAAGTTTGGCAAATCGCCAAATATCCTGAGCAAGATATAAAAAGGCTCAACACAAAACCCAACAAAGAAAAAAAGAAAAGGAAAACTAAATGTCACTCAACGGATATACATATCAAGTCGGAGATCTATTCACAACCTCAACAACAGGTGTAACAGGTCGCATTAACTCTTTCGCACCAATTAGCAAGACTGTAACTCGTGTTGGTCTTACTTTAGCAAATGGTCAAAAGCGTTTTGCAATGGTAAAAACAGCAAAGTAATGATATAATAAATCTTGGCGGGACTGCCCACTAATACTGACACTCCCGCCATCTACTAATAAAAAGGATAGAAAATAAAATGATGACAAGAAAAGACTATGTTGCAACTGCTGAAATTTTAAACTCTTATGGTTCAGAAATGAAATTAGAAGTGTTAGAAGATTTAGTAAATGATTTCATCGAAATGTTTGCAGCAGATAACGAGCGTTTTGATTCTGACAGGTTCTGGGACGAATGTTTCAAAAATCTATAATGGAAAAAGTTAAACGCATACAAGAGCTTAGGCGTAGCAATGCTGCTACGCCTCTGCAAAATAAAAAGAAATATAATCGCAAAACAAAATATAAAAACAAATTAGTTGAATAATCAACTAATTTTTGTCGATGCGTTATCCACAGGTTTATCCACAGATTGTGGATTATAATTAACCTTAAGTTCACCTAAAATATACGGCGTGTCGCTTGATTTTTCCGTTTAAGTGTGATAAACTTCCAGTTATAAAATTAAATAATGCTATAAAGCGTGTGGCTTATATCACACCGCTAAGCGTCTCAAAGGTTGAGACTACTAGCCAGTATACTTGATAGTAGCGAAAAAGTATGTTAAACTAGCGATAGTTAAACAGTTAAAAAAGAAAGGTGGTCAAAATGACTACACTAACAAATATAGGCTTAGCCTTAAATATCCCTGCTACCTTAGAAAATCGTATTATTCACGATTTTAACAATGGGGGATGTACCTCATCTTATGGCTTATCTACGCCTCAGCGTATAGCCTTATTAAAAATCCTCTTGGGTGGTAATGCCCCTAAGTGTGAGTGTATCCACTGCCTCTAATGTCAGTGGTCAATGCTATAATTACCAATTAACAAGAAAGAAAGAAGGTAGCAAATATGCTAATCTCAGAAGCCTTAGAAGGCAAATATGTAAAGTCCTCAAAAGGACAAGGCATAATCCAATATGCAGATTTCCGAAAGGATATGCACCACTCTACACCAGAGGGTTATCTTGCTTATGCTTGCAAGGTTCGCCCTACGTATAACCCCGAAGTGCATAAGTTTATTCCAGAAGATTTCTGGACAACAATTTATGTCGGATTGGATAGTGAATTACTATGACAATTAAAATTGGTGGGCTAGGGCAGGAGATTTCTGCCTATTGCCCAGTATGCTCACAAAAGATGACCCATATGTGTATTGCTACACTTGGAACGGGTCGCACAATTCGCTATGCTTGGGAATGTCAGCCTTGCGAATTATCTCTTAAATCCGATAAAGATGGCAATGCTCATCTTCTAACAGAAATGGCTTACTATGTCTGATGCAATATTTATATGCGATGATTGCGATAC